AAAAAGTTATTAAATATACTCTATAATTTCAAATACGTAAAGGATAGAAAAAGAGAACTACATAGATTATTAAAAGATAAAAGCGAAACACTAGAGGATCATGCAGGTAATCCATTGTACTCCATTTCTGGATATTTTAAACATTTTGAAAATGCACAAACAAGTGAGGAAGAAGGGGATGAAAAAAGAGACTGGTTGGTGTCAAATAATATAGATGAAAAATCAACCAAATTTGAATTGAATGATGATACAATAATTATTGAATTCCGTGATTTCCCGAGCTATTGTTATTTAAACCTACTGATAAAAGGTGATGATAAGATACGTGAAGAAATACTAAAAAACAATGTTGGAACTTTGAATATGAAGATAGTAAATGATTTTATGAATTTGCATCATTTGTAAAGATAGAAATTAACAAATTATAGCTTATAATTTATAAACCATAATAAAATGTTCATTTACGTTTGTTTCGTCAATGTGAAATATTTTATCATATTTTTTCTCTGTAGTGGTCCATTTAAAGCCGAAATGCTCATAAAACGTTACAGCGGTTTCTATTGCATCCAAAATAATAGATATATTATTATTTTTGTTAGTGTATTTTTTTTTAATGAATTCGATAAATTCATTAATAAATAATGAGGCATATCCATATTTTCTATATTTTTGTTTTGTTGCGATAAACATGATATAAATATTGGTTTCTTCTTCTTTTTCCTCGACCGTATAGATTAATCCACATGGACAATTGTCTATATCGATTAATGAACTGTCAATGGTATATAAAACTATATTATTATTGGAAGCAAATAGCTCGTAAATATAATACATATTAATTGTTTTAGCCATTTTGCAAAATATCTCGAATAGCATAAAACAATCTATTCCCTTTTTGACAATATCTCTTTCGAAAATTAACATTTAAATTATACACTATATTTTAACTATATTTAAATTGTATTTAATAATTATATTTTTTCAATTTTATAATAAATGATTTTTATAACAATTTAAAATAAGTATATAGTATTATATAATGAATATTATACAATGTTTAGTTGTTGCAATATTGTTTGGTTCACATGTCACTGCTTACACTTATGCTTACACTAACAAACGTACTCCTATCTTAAAAAAAATGGATCTATCAATGAAAAAGGAAAAAGAAAAGGATAATTTAGAAACAAAATTGACTGCATTATATAGTCCAAAGTCAGACAATCAAAAGAAGTATGTGAGTGCATTGCATAAAAAGGAGGATTGTATAATAATAGTTACAGGTCCAGCTGGAACAGGAAAAACATTATTGGCATGTAATTCAGCAGTACAATATTTGAAAGAAGGCAAAATAGATAAGATCATTATTACAAGGCCCGTTGTTTCAGTGGAGGAGGATATCGGTTTTTTGCCGGGAACTATTGCAAAGAAAATGGATCCATGGACGAGGCCAATTTTTGACATATTTGAAGAGCACTATTCAAGAACGCAAGTAACGAACATGGTTTTAAATGGGCAAATAGAGATATCGCCATTGGGGTTTATGCGTGGACGTACTTTTAAGAATGCATTTATAATTGCTGATGAGATGCAAAACAGTAGTCCAAATCAGATGTATATGTTGCTAACTAGAATAGGTACAAATAGTCGAATGGTCATCACAGGCGATTTGGAACAAAGTGACAAATATGAAAATAATGGGTTAAAAGAGGTGATTAAAAAGTATCGTGATGTGTGTTACACAGGTGTAACAAAGAATATTTTGTTAGTTGAGTTAAAAAAGGAAGACGTACAACGCAGCGAACTTGTTTCGGAGGTGATGAAGATGTATGAGGGTCCGGATTTAGTAAAAGAACAAATAAAATCAACGCCTTCTCCATTTACAATTAATACACCTGTTATCAAAAAAATAGGTACAAGTAAGCTAATTATGGAAATAAAAGAGAATGGTAATAATGATGCAGCATTAATGCCTAGGAAAGATATAAAACACTTTAAATAATTAATATTATAATTATTTATACAGTTAAATAATTATAATTTATCCATTTCACTTATCACTTTTATCAGAAGTGGGTGCAAAAGGTCCAGACTTTAATTGAGATTGGCCATAATCCGTCTTTCCAACAACAACATTTTCACCATCAAATAACTCATTACGGATATCAGCTGCCGAAATTGTTTCCGGATCCTTACTCGAAAATCGCTGATCACTCATACCAATATCAACACCAATTAGATTACCCTCATTATCAATATCTTGAGTAACAACATTACCGTACTTTTCAGCATTTTTCTTATTCTCATCAATAGCCTTTTGCTTTGTTTCCTTTACACGTTGCTCAAAGGCGGTTTTAGCAGCACTCTCATTCTTTCTCTTTTCATGTGCAAGTTGATTGAGCTCTTCTTCCATATATTCAACGCGACCGGTCTTGTAAGCTTCGGGCTCCCAAGGAAGCCATGTACCAACTGGCCCAACAAAGACATCAAAGCTAGGATCAGTTTCTCGCAAAAGACGTGCACGCAATTCAGCCTCTTCTTGGGAAGCAAAATTGCCTCTCGCCTTAAATCCACGCACAGATGTTTGGAAGTTATATTTAATATTAAACTTCTTTTCAAGCTCTTCCTCTTCTCTATCCAAAAAGGTCTTGTAATCATCTTCAATAGAGGAATTCACAATTGCATCACGTTCCTCCTTTACAAATCCCTCGAAATCCTTGATAACTTCATCAAATGTCAACTTGTACTTATAGGAAAGAAAGTTTAGAAATTGATGAAACTTTTCCATAGACTTGTTCAACTCCCACTTCTTTAGGAATTCTTCAAAGAAGAATATTTCTCTTTGCTTTAAAACAGTTTCGGGCGAAATAAAGGAAAAACAACCAAATGATTGTCCGGCGATTGGCTTATCTACTTCCAACAAATCAACATATTTAGGATTAGGCGAACCATCTTTTTTCTCCTTTCTTTCAAAAGCCAATTTTTTAGCGGCGTTAAACTTAGATTTTCCACTCATATATATTTTTATGAATTGTTCGTTTTAAGTTTTAATTTATAAAATTATTATTTTTTTCTTTTTATTTTATATAAGATGGGCATGTTTAATATTTCGGAACTCATTAAGCGCATTGTCAAGTATTTAATTGAGGGTTTAATGGTTGCAATTGCTGCGTTTGCAATTCCCAAACGTTCATTAAATCTTGAAGAAATTGCATTGATTGCACTTACTGCTGCTGCCACCTTTGCTATTTTGGACACGTACATTCCTTCCATGGGTGCAACTGCACGATCAGGAGCTGGATTTGGTATTGGGGCCAATTTAGTTGGATTTCCCGGTGGTCTTTAAATAAAATATGATAGTATCTTTTTAATATATTTGAATGCAAATAATATATTTTAATCCGATTATAATATATTATGTCGCAAGATCAATTACCAGGTAATTCACCAACTGGTGTAGGAGATTATGTATATACTCCACCAGTTAAAACAGAAAGTAGTCCTTGGTCGGGTATTCCCAGTGCACAAGGTACTCCACAAAATCAAAATGTTACGTATTTTACTAATGGTAGCCCATTAATATCTAGAAATTTACAAGAAGAATATGGTGGGAAAATGAAAAGAACTAACAAAAGGAAATCTAGAAAATCTAGAAAATCTAGAAAATCTAGAAAATCTAGAAAATCTAGAAAATCTAGAAAATCTAAGAAATCCAGAAAATCCAGAGGCGGTGGAAATCGTGAAACATGCAATTACAATTTAAACCAAAATACAGCGGATAGATCTAGATGCACTTGGTAATATATTTATACTGTCGGTATAAACTCCCAATTCAATTCGACACACATTTTTTTCCAAGTTTCGTCTTGTTCAATCAACTTTTCACGATCTTTTAGCAACGGAATATCATGTAAATATGCAGTTTCCTCCAATAATTCGCAAAACTTGAACAACACATAATAATAATTTAAAAAATTAACCCTATAGTCAGGACATGTTTTAGCATAGGGAGCTTGAATTTCCATAAATAAATTGCATAATGTATCTTCTAATTCAGGACTAAACACAGGCGGTTTAATACCTAATTTATTTTTAATAAATGCGATATGCTCATAATATTTATTAAATCCCAGCTTTTTCAATATTTCTTTCGTTTTATGATGGGTTAAAAGCTCTAATCCAATTCTTTCTTTCTTAATTTGTTGCTGAATTTGTTCAATAACATCATCAGGGATTTGTGTAGTTTCTTTGCCTTGAAACTGCGCTAATATTTCTTTAAAATGATTAATCTTCTTATATGCATAAAAACATACTTCTTTGGGAGGTTCTTTATAACTGGGTTTCTCGTTTTCAATCAAATATGGAATATGTACAGCGCACGAATTACAGATAAGAATACCTTCATCATCGAGCGGTATCATTTCACCTTTGTGACAAAAACTACAAATATCGGTTTCACGAATAAAAGATTGCATATCTAAAAAAGTTTCATCAATATTACTCAGATATTTTTGAACCAAATTCTTGTTACGATTTTCAGTTAAATCTTTGGTTTTATCAGAAGCATCCGGCTTCACTTTGAATATATTAAAAAGTAATTGATTTTTAGAGGTAACAACTTTTGCAGCTTCGTCTACATTATTGATATTTTTTTTGTTTTCGAAATATTCAAAAATTAAATTAGAATTATCAAGAAAATAATTGTTTTTCTTATTTTTTAATTCTTTAATAGTATTATTAATTTCTTTAATACGATCCTTAATCTCCATAATTTGTTCAATTGGTAAGTCAGTTTGTGAAGTTAGTTGGGTTTTTAACTCATGTCTCTCTTCTTTTAATTTTGGAATAATATCGTATTCATTTTTATTAAATTCATTAACAAATTCCTTGTGTTTACCATCTAGGGTGGTAGAATATTTTTTGCATATTTTTACCTTTTTATTTGCCTTCGGTTTAAAAGATAACATTTTGATTTTAGTATATATAAAAATAACAGAAATATTTAATTCTTATTTTTGAAAATATATAAATACAATAATTTTATTATTATTATGGATAATAACAATACTTAGTTAAAAATCGAAATTTTGTTTCATTTAGTATGTTAATGAATATAGAAGTAAAAATAGATAATGATCGTGGAAATACAAGTGTAAATACAGGTGGAAATATAAGTCTAGATATAGATAATATAAAATTTCAAAAAATGGTATTTTTGTATAATGCTTTGAATAATGGTTGGTCTATTAAAAAACGCAAGGAATCTTATATTTTTACAAAAAACCATGAAGGTAAAAAAGAAATATTTGATGAAACCTACTTAGCCATATTTATGAAGGACAATACAGATATTAATAATATATTATCTTAAGATGTAGCTAAATAAGTTAATTTTAAATTTGAATTAAATTATTTTCCAAAAAAATTTTTTCTTTTAGGAATGTATAAAATGGGAGGCGGATTAATGCAACTCGTAGCTTACGGAGCTCAAGATGTTTACCTTAAAAGCCTGTAGGGTAGAAAAACATCGGGGAATATCGAAAAAATAAGATATTCGTAAAGCCCTTTGTGGATACTTCTTTAGATAGGGAGTACCACTGATGTTAATTAGGGATAATAAATATATTATTTATTATGAAAACCCCTAGTGAGAAAATCAAATTGCTTGAAACCCCTAAAGCTTATTCTACTAAACAATTTTTGTGAAAAAGTTGCGGCCAAGACAAAAAACTTGGGTATAGTGAAAATGAATAAGATAAAATTATTTTTGAGTATTATGTTAGTTTTAAAATATAATTAAAATAATTTAAATGGGCAATGAGCAGCCAAGCTTCTTTATTATTTAAAATAAATATATAAATATAAAATATTATGATGTTACAAATATGGATGAAAAACAATGTGGTAATTGTAAAGTTATTAAATCATTAGAAATGTACCGAAAGTATACCGATAAAGACAATATATATTCAATATCATGTAAAAAATGTTTAAATGAAATGGATAAAATAAGAAAAAAAAATCTAAGACAAAAACGACTAGAAACTGTTATTGCAAAATGTGAAATGTGTCAAAAAGAAAAAACATTAAATAATTTTGCCAAGTTGAAAAAGTTTTATAAAAAAAAAATTTGTACTTCTTGTTATCCAGATTTTTTAAGAGAGCAGAAAAATGAATGGTGTAAAAAGGAACATGACACTAATATGAATTATAGGATAAAAAAATCATTAGCTGCTCGGTTAAGAAATGTTTTAAATAAAAATGATACGACTATGAGTTATATCGGTTGCAATATTCAATTTTTAAGAGAATGGTTTGCATATAATTTTACAGATGAGATGAATTGGGACAATTATGGTTCTTTTTGGTCTATTGATCACATTATTCCTGTTTGTAAATTTGATTTAACAAATGAAAATGACAAATTAAAATGTTGGAATTGGTCTAATTTGATGCCGGTTACCATTAATTTTAATTCATCGAAAAAAGAAATAAATATAAATCAAATAAATAATATTTTAAGACAAATAGAAAAGTTTAAAGAAGAAGGTTCAACGACTAAATGGTTTTCGGAAGAATTTATTTTCACTCAAACTGTTAAAGATAAATTAGGTATAGTTAACATAGACCTATAAAAGTAAAAATAATTCTTTTTAAGATATAGTCTAATCCTTGTTGAAAGACAAGGTAGAGGGAAATGTACAGGTAACCCTCAGATTACTTTCTGGAAAGTGACTTATCGTCGCTATACCAATTTTGCCATTGAATCTATTGAACAAACGTTCAATGGTCAGGCCGATTTCGGTCGTCGTGTGCAGTGCACCATCTCCAGAAACGGAGATCTTGCCTACCGCACCTATTTGCAATGCACCCTTCCTGAGATCAACCAGCTCATGGGTATTGCTTCCTTCGCCGTTGGCGTTGGATCGGGCGTCTATGCCCGTTGGTTAGATTACCCTGGTGAGCAACTTATTGCCCAAGTTGAGGTTGAGATTGGTGGTCAAAGAATTGATCGTCAATATGGTGATTGGATGCACATCTGGAACCAGCTTACCATGACTGCTGAGCAACAACGTGGATACTGGAACATGGTTGGACATACTACCCAGCTTGTCTTCATCACTGATCCTTCCTTCTCTGAGGTCGATGGTCCTTGCGACTCATTGGCTCCTCGTCAAGTTTGCGCTCCCCGTAACGCTCTTCCTGAGACCACCTTGTACATTCCTCTTCAATTCTGGTTCTGTACCAACCCCGGTCTTGCTTTGCCTTTGATTGCTCTCCAATACCACGAAGTCAAGATCAACCTTGATATCCGTCCTATTGATGAGTGCTTGTGGGCTGTTACCACCTTGAGCTGCAACTCAGATGCCTATGCCAACAATTCTACTGGTAAGTTGAAGAATGGTGGTCCTGGTGGTCCCCAAAACCCCGCTGTTGCTGGATTTGCTGCCAACCAATATTCCCCTGGTCGCCCAGTGCCTGCCGCCATTGCCTACAATCAATCTTTGGTTGCTGCCTCTTTGTACGTTGACTACGTTTTCTTGGACACTGATGAACGCCGCCGATTTGCCCAAAATCCCCACGAGTATTTGATCAGCCAGCTTCAATTCACTGGTGATGAGTCCGTTGGTTCATCGTCGAACAAGATCAAGCTCAACTTCAACCACCCCGTTAAGGAGCTTATCTGGGTCGTCCAACCCGATCAAAACGTTGACTACTGCTCGTCCCTTGTGTGCGATGCTCTCTTGTTCAAGGTCTTAGGTGCTCAACCTTTCAACTACACTGATGCAATTGATGCTCTTCCTAATGCTATCCATGCTTTCGGAGGCCCTGCTTCTCTTGCTGCTGATAGTCGATCCTTCATTGATGCTCGTGGTCTTTTCACTGATGGTGGTGCTCTTGATTATGAGATCCCTGCTGGTTTCACCGGATATTGGCACGGACCCCAAAATCCTTATGATGAGACTCAACTTGGTGGACCTACCACTCCTTTCAACCCCAACGGCTTGGGTGGAAGCTATGGTGGATCCCTTGCTGGATCCCTTGCTGGATCCTTTCCTAATGGTGCAAGCATTGCTGCTCAACTCAAGGACTTGGCTGCCAACGGACACTCTGAGGGTTCCACTGTCTCCGATGCTGGTACTTTCGTGTTGACTGAGACCTCCGTCGATATGCACTGCTGGGGCCAAAACCCCGTTGTTACCGCTAAGCTCCAACTTAACGGCCAGGATCGCTTCTCTGAGCGCGAAGGAACCTACTTCTCGTGGGTCCAACCTTACCAAGCTCACACCCGCAATCCTGATGAGGGTATCAACGTGTACTCCTTCGCTTTGCGCCCTGAGGAACACCAACCCTCGGGCACATGCAACTTCTCGCGCATTGATAACGCCACATTGCAGCTTGTGCTCTCGAACGCCACTGTTCAAGGTACCAACACTGCCAAGGTGCGCGTCTATGCCACCAACTACAACGTTCTAAGAATTATGTCGGGCATTAAATCCTCCTGTGCCCAACAGTTGGCAGCCATATTAGATATTTGCTTACTAATATGGATAAACTGTGTAAAGCAAATATACATTCAAAAGCATGCGAATGTATTATATAACCAGCTAGTCTTGGTTTGACTAGATAGTCAAATGAAGGCAACATTTCTAAATTGCAGGAACATCCTGATAGCCTTTTCTACTACTTCATTATGTGAAAGCATATTGAATACCCGGGGTAATGACCTAGGGCATAGTAACAACGAAAAGGATTGGACAATCCGCAGCCAAGCTCCTAAGTGTGATATAGCAAGCATATGGAGAAGGTTCAGAGACTATAATGGAATGGGTTTGAGAAAGCTAGCAACTTTCGATGATAACTTAAGGGATAGTCCGAGTTCTTTATGAAAGTAAAGAATACAAACCCTGGGGAGGGTTAGCGTATAGTAATTAAAACAACTAATATACTAATATTATTAGTTTAAAACTATTTAAAGATTTTCATATTATATAATTTATAATATGAATAGTTCTGAAAACATGAAACCAAAATATTTTTTCGACAAAGAAAAAAACTGCGGCATAATTGAATATAATGATAAAAAATACTATGTGGATATTGATGATAGAGACAATATAATTAATTTTAATAAAAAATTTATTTTTAATAGTATTAGTGATTTATATCCATCATATAATTATAATGAACAAAAAATAAATTATTTGATGTTTTTATATAATTTTAAAGAAAATAATGTTAATTACATTTTTAAAAATGGCAATCCATTTGATTTAAGAAGAAATAATGTTTATTTTTATCATATTTTTCATGAACAAATCATTAAAAATTATAATGTTAAAGAATATATACCAGGTCACTATTCAAAAAATGGCGTTGAACCATATAATATGAAAAATCCGATTTGGATAATCAACGAAAATGGAAGAGAATATTTATTAATGTATTGTGAAAAAGATACAATTTGTAAATTATGTCAAGAAAGTTATAAAAAAATAATTGAATATGAAAATAATTATAATGAGGGGAAAAAATTAACTTTTCATAAACATAGTAACGGTTATATATTATCTTCGAATAAATCTTTATTTATGCATCAGATTATTACTGGTTGTTATGGTAATGGTAAAGGAACAAAAAATATAAGTGTTGATCATATTGATAGAAATCCATTAAATAATAGTTGGGAAAATTTACGAATTGCTACTCGTGAAGAACAAGAACAAAATAGTAAAGGAATTGCAAAGGGAACAAAACGAGCAAGAAAAACAAGTGCGAAACCATTACCAGAAGGTATAACACATGATATGATGCGAAAATATGTTGTTTTTTATCAAGACTATGCTGACAAAGATAAACAAAGATTACGTCAATATTTCAAGATTGAAAAACATCCAAAACTAGAAAAAATATGGGTTGGGTGCAAATCAAATACAATTTCAATTCAAGAAAAATTGAACCAAATTAATAAAATAGTTGATGATTTAGATAACAATATATATCCTAACAAACAACTTAAAGATAAGTGTATATGATACAATATACAACGATGATGTACGAAGATATAAAAACCGATAATCAAAAACACCTGCAACGATTTCAAACTGCTCCTCCACATCCATCATATATCGCCGGATTTATAGATGGAGATGGCTGTATTTTTATAAGAAAAATTTCAAATGGATACCAATCTGGTATTACTATAACACAATGCAGAACTAATATATTACAAGTTATTCGTTATCATTTTGGTGGAAGTATTACCACTTCCAATAACAGAAATTTAAAATCAACTAACATTATCAATGAACAAAATCATTATGATAAATATAATATTAGAAATCAATATAATTTATTAATTAGAAGTAATGAAAATCTAGTTTTATTAGAATATATAAAAAATAATATTGTAATCAAAAATAGTCAAATAAATTGTTTAAATAAATTTTTACAATTTGTAAATCATCAAAATAAAAATGCAGAAAAAGAAGAATTATGTAAAAAATGTAGTGATCATAATAAACATTTGTTACCATATGAAATTAAATTTGAAAATATTAATATAGCATATATAGCAGGGATATTTGATGCCGAGGGCTGTTTTTATATTTGTTTAAAAAAGTTATCAAAATCATATATTTCAATAACACAAAAAAATAATCCTATGGTTTTGAAATATATTTCTGAATTATTGGGATTTGGTCATATTGATTGTGAAAAAAAATTTAAAATATATAAACAATCTGATTGTTTAAAGTTTATCCAATTAGTTAAACATCATTTAATCGTTAAATATAATCAAGCAGAAGCATTTGAAACGTTTTTAAAGACATCTGATACAACTACAAAACTACAAATGTATTCTATATGTAACAAAGAAAAACACGAAATAGAAATATTTTCAGATTTAAATCAAAATCAATATGGAAAGGATGGACATTTAGAAACTTTAAGACTTAGATCTTTAAAAGAACAAATATGCAAAGAAATACTTTTAAAACACAATTATAGAGAGAAATCTGCAAAAATGAAAGGAGAAGGCAATCATAATTTCGGTAAATCTTTTTCTGAAGAGACAAAGAAAAAAATGTCTACTTCTATCCGTGATGCAAAAAGAGGAGTTAGCGATGACCTTATTTTACAAGTAAGAAAATTAATTTCCGAAGGTAAAAAAAATATAGAAGTACAAGAAATGCTTAATTTACCTAGACACACAGTAACACGCATAAAAAATGGTGAAATTGTTTGCAGAAATGAAGAGAAAAAAGAAAAACAGTCTTTAACACAAGTTGAAATTAATTTATCTAAAAGAAAAATTCTAACTGATGAAATCATTTTTGTAATTGAAAAATTAAATCAACAATGGAACCCAATGCAAATATTAGATTATTTAATTGAACAGAGAAACAAACAAAATATTCCGAATTCCCTCACTATTGATATAATCAAAAATATAAAAAGAAATTTGACAAATGGGAAACATGTTATTTATGAAACTGAATTGTCAAAAGAAAAATATGAATATTATTTAAAAATTATTAATAAATTTTCTGAGATATCTGTTTAAAATTATATTTATTATGTATAAAATGGATAATAAATATAAAGAAAAATTTATTCAAATGAAAAAGGACAGAAGAGAGAAAAAACGTACAGATAAGCGTTCTATTACAGGAGAAGAAGTTATTTTTATTTTTGAAAAAGTTTTGGATGGCTGGAAAAATATAAAAATTTATAATACCATTATACAAAATAATCCTAACTCAGCTGTAGATAAGAAAAAAACTGAAACAATTGCTACTGGAAATTGCAAGGTATATCCATCTGAATTAACTAATGAAAGATATGAATATTATAAGTCTTTAAGAGAGAAAGTCTATGAATTTAATAAGCCACTTTTAAAAGTAGATTAAATTACTTTATCCACCAACTCCCCCTTACCATCATAAATCCAAATCTCACACTTGTACCCAGCATCCTTTAAAGCTTGCTGCTTCAAATAGATGCAATCGTTTTTCTTGGCTGCCGTCCATGTAGATTTCGCTTCAATACAACGATTTTGCGACTTGATAAAACAGTCAACAAAGTATCGCCTCTGTTTTCCAGTTTCGTCTTCATACCAAACAGAGGGAACCTCACTTCTACTCACTACAATATCGTCTTCCAAAATTCCCTCTTTTTGTAATAGATCATTTAGCATAAAACGCTCATAACCTTGTATTCTCTCTACTCTACCAGATGGAAATATATAGTCATAAGCTTTATATGCGTTTTTAGAAGATTTTTCGGATACTTCTGCATTTTGTAAAGGGTATTCTACACCAAATTTATTTAAATTTGTTTTTTTTGTTTTTTCTTGCGATTGCATAGGATATTTAACACCAAAATTATTATTATGCGTTTCTTCTTTTTGTTTTTTTACACTTTCAAGTTGTGAAATATTTTCAACACCATATTTTTTCTTAAAAGTGCAAATTTTTTTATTATTTCCATTTTTTACTGCACATAATTCACAATAACCTCCTATATTTAACAAATCACAAAATTTTCTAGAAAATGTATTATTACATTCTGTATTTAAACACTCTCCATTAATTTTAAAATGTGCGTGTAACTCATCATTTAAATATTCTCTACTTAATTTTAAATTTAAACTATTAAGAGTTATTAAATTATATTTATTAGTTCTAATACACCTTTCACACTTTCCACCATATTTAAACAATTCTTTAAAAAATCTGCAAAAATTTCCTCTACAATTATGAGTAGAGCATTCTCCTGCTATATAAGTAGTGCTATATAATTTACAATTTGCATGATTAATTTCAATTTCATCATCTTTTTTATTTAATATTTTAATTTTTGTTAGTTCAATCCCATTCTCTTTACAAAACTGTTGCAAGAATTCGTAATCATACCGTATTTTTGCAGTCATAAAACTATATAGTTAATAGATATAGTTTTATATTTGTTTTCAATTATATAAAAAAGCTAATCATCATCTTCATCTATTCTACATTCTTTACATTTAGAACTACACCTACAGTTAGAACAATACCATTTTTTACATTTGTTACAAGGCCAACCATCTGATCCTCTGTTCACATCAGTTCCACAGGAACTACACTTTCCATAACAACCACAATTTGGTTCTCCAGTTCCACTACAATTAGAACACATTCTTTCTGAACAGTCACAACATACAATTTCTATACATTTTCTACAACCTGTTATACTGCAATTATAACATTTTAAATATCCCTTTTCAGTTTTAATTTCTTGACAGTTTTTGCACTTGACTTTTCTTAGCATAATATATAAAACAAGTTATATTTAATATATTTTACAAGGTTAAAAATAAATTATAATAAATATATATGTTAGTTAAAAGCAATTCTGTACCAAATTTTTTGTTTGAAACACCGCAAAAAAACAATATAACAAAACAATATCATATAAAATTAGCTATACCAAAAATAATACCATATAGTGAATTTCTCAAAAATCATCCAAATGCAACTAAGGAAGAACGACGTAATGCAATCAAACAATTTTACGATATGTTATTACAAAAGTGACACACGATACCATTCAGGCTTCTCCCGTCGCTTATTCCAAGTAGCAATTAATTGCTTCTCTGGAGACATATAATAATTTCTATAGGATGCAATAGCATCATCGCTTTTGTACTCAACTGGCATCGCAAGTGCAAACGGTGTTAATCCCTCTTTTTCAAACTTGTCATCTGCAGGCATATTTTCTTTCAAAATTTGCGACATTAAGTACGCTTTATGGAATTTCGTATCTGGATGCCCATAACGAAAGCGCCATTCCTTGTGGAGTTCTTCGATCAATTCAAGGGTCCATTCGAAATTTGCCTTTGAACTGCGGCACCAAATGGTTACAGGATGATTTTTGTGTGCTAAACGGTATATTTTTTCATTTACTTTATCATCTGGATCCAATACTCGTTTTGCAGTACATAGCATTTGGACAGCTTCCAATAATATTTTACTAACGTGCTTGTCCATCATAAATTGGGCTATTTCTTTTTGTATAAGCGATAATATAAACAAATTCATTTTAAATTGTAATGTAAGTGATTTGTATTTTTAAATCAAATAAAAAAGTATTTCAATTTTATTTGATTATATTAGTTTTGATTGAAAAATACTTATATTACAAGTTATAAGATACAAGATACAAATTACAATTAACAATATTCATTTCATGTCTTCTTTTGTCATGCTCAAAAGTAATTCAACCGGATCTATTTTTAACATTCCTTCTTTTTGCAACTTTGTTGGTGCATTTGGTCCGCGAACATTGGTAATCTCGGCCTCATATTCTGTACGTAAATTGTCTCCCAATTCAGGCAAGTCCGTAAATATCTGCTGATAAAACTGCAGCAGCATATCATATTTATCAATTTGCGCGCCTGGAATTTCAAAGCTATAGTCGTGTAGAAATTCATTGTTTCTGAGTTTATTTAGTAAAATGAGTAAGGACCAAGACTGACAAAACACATCTCCATCACAAACTTGTGCAGGACTGCTCAAATCAATAAAGTGTGATTGGTAGCCATGTTTTTCAAAAAACGGTATTACAACCTCGGTCGAAACTTCGGCCATATATATGCCTGCTTTGCCTTCTTTTGTTTTATCGAATGCAGGGTCCACAATGAAGATCTTTTTTAAAATGTTATTTACAATGTAACTTTGAAAGTGCGTTTCCATATCCAAAGGATCGCGTTGAATATTGGTCGCTGTAAACACAAATGTGCCTGTTCTCTTTTTCATTTCATCACAAAAGTTAACAATTGTTTGGGCTTTGTCTTCACGCGTCTTACCTTTTTGCACGAACGCATTGAACGTACGGATGCATTTTTTTGCTTGGTTTTCTAGTCCATGATTATATTTTATTATAATATAACGGCGAATGCTTTCGTCGCCTAGCACAATTTTCAAGGCATGTAGCAGCCAACTAATCGATTTGGAACGATAGGTCATTTTAAATAATTAGCACTTGTTTTTATATTGTTGCATGTAAAAATAAAAAAGTTTTCAATTTTTTCTATAAAATATAGATGTTATAATGACAAAAAATTATAATTATTCAGATTTGTTAGATTTGTTAGATGATTTGCCATTAGAATGTGTAAAACAATTTAAAACAATTGAACAGGAACATAATTGCAAATGAACGTTGTTTGATTTGACATCTGGTTCAATCTCTACTCCGACTTTATTATCACTAAGTGCATTAACATCATCACCGGTTTTATCGATTTTATCGATTTTGTCTAATTTGTTAGTTTGTTCTATATTTTCTTCACTCATATCAATAATATATTACCTTTATTTTTTTTGAAACTTGCTTTCTAAAATAGATGAAAACTCTCGCCTAAAACTATGGTAACTTTCATCATCCGTTTCTCGGAAAGGACAATGAAACTCTACAATTACCGTATTTTTATCTTCATTATAGTACAGGTTAATTATAAACTTGGTCCATTTTAGATGGAGTTCATCTGCACTATCATCGTCGCTGTCGACTAATAGTGGTTTCTTCCTTTTTTCTTCTTCTTGTCGCATTGCAAAAAACACAAGCCACTGTTGAGTTTTAATCATACGTTTTTGTATTTCTTTATTTTCAATTGGTAAATTGATTGCATTCATTATTCGCACCATTGGATCATTACCATATTCAATTGTCCAACTTTTTCTTCTTGTATCAAACGTACTGCGTAATTCCTCGTTGCTATTTGTAAAATCATGTATCGTAGTAATTATTTCTTGTAAATCAGTTATTGGAAATTCTAAAGTAAACGGCATAAGATAGAATGGCTTGTTTGGTAATCCTATCTCTTCATAGTATTGCTTAGGTAAAACGATTTTTGAAAAATCTAATTTAGGAATTATAGGTAAAGAATTCATTTGTCTAAGCGATAAATCTGTAAGCATATATTGTTTATGTAGTTTATATATAATATTATTTTCAATTTTTTATGGTGTTATAAAAATTTGAAAATCTACATTGTAAAACAATTTAAAAACATATAATTAATGTAATATATAATTATGAATATCTTTATTAAAACCCTCACAGGAAAAACGATTACAATTGAAGTAGAAGCGGGAGACACGATTGAAAATGTCAAAAATAAAATTCAAGAGAAGGAGGGAATTCCTCCTGATCAACAACGCTTAATCTTTGCTGGTAAGCAATTGGAAGATGGTAGAACGTTAGACGATTATAACGTGCAGAAAGAGGCAACTCTTCATTTAGTTTTACGATTACGCTAATAAAATAAAATTAGGTTTCATAAATAAAAATAATTATTTATGAAATTACAAAATCAAATACTATTTAATTGCACAGTTATAACAATTATGCTTCCTCTTCCTCCTCATCTTCTTCATCTGATTGATCTGGAAACTCTGGTTCCAAATCATATTCATCAGGCAGTTCTTCATATTCTTGTCCATTCCATTTCACATTTTTGCAATTGAATAACTGGTTCATGTTAATGACTTCAGGTTTGTCTTCAAATGCAAATTTAGTAAATAACATGGTCACTTGACTGTCATCTCTAAATCGAGCACTATATTCCTGTTGGATATTATTGCGTCCAATACGTCCAAGTGCTTGAATAATTTTCTCTTGAGTTAGTCCAAGATCTTTGCTTAAATAGCCGTGACAAAACTGATAATTTGTACCGTAAATGTAATCGCTGTCAGCAATAATCAAATACAATTTTTGTCTGTCAGCCAACTTTTTCATTATCTCAGTATAAGCAATACTTTTATGCTCAGTGAATACCCCAATCCCGAGTAATAATAGAATTTTCCAACTATCATCTACATCTTTCAATAACATAATTTTGACAATGGTCTCCTCTTCAATGTCGCTTGTAAACGATTTGCTTGTATTAAGACCGGCAGCCCATTTGCTCAAATGTGTTAGTTTATTAGGAACAAACATATCGTCAAGTGTTGCATGTTTTGCCATGCTTTTAAGAGTATTAATTTCGTCCTTCATTTTAACAATATTTTTATCCTCTGATTTGTCAATGATTTTATTGGCGATTTTCGATTTGCCTTTTTTATCTTTTTTGCCTTGCAGCTTCTTAGCTTCCTTGGAATTATCAGCGCTGCCAGACGCCATTTTAGCAGTCAATCTAGTCTCCTCGAATTCTAAATCTTTTTCTAATTCATCTATTCTTTGGTTTAATTGATTGTTATATTCAATTTTCTCCATGATGTCCTTCATTACTAAAGCAGGTATATTTGCTTGTTGAATGCAAAACTTTGCGATTTTCTGCAAATCATTCGCTAGAAAGATAGTAGGACCGTCTGTTAATGTATATGCGTCTTTTGTAGTAATGAAAACCCCCGAACTTCCAGGTGGATCTATATCTGCATTTGTATTTGTATTTGCATCATTGCTATTGGAAACAACCTCAACACTTTTTACTCGGGAAATTGGTGTGCCTAATTTGGCATTCGACATAGTTGGATAGCTCACTGTTCTGCTAATCGCAACGCCTTTGGCATCAATAGTGTTATTTGCAGAGATGCGTTTAGATCTGGAAATCTTGAAATGATGGAATATATTCAACCAAGAGGCAGGTACAATATTTTTTAGAACCTTGAGATAGTATAATTTGATTGTTTTCATATCGATATCGTTAATCGATGCAAAATTTCTGTCAAACTTGGAAGATCCCTTATTGAAATTATTTGTTTCAACATAATAAATAAAGTCGGATGCTTCTTGCAAATCAAAATAGCGCAACAATGTTAAGTTGTCTTCACAATGACTAACAACTTCTAAAATTTGTTTGTAGTCTTCGTATAAATAGTGAGGCATTACAACGTAACCATTATTATTGATTAGAGGAATAGTTTTGCGGCAGTCATGACTAACAATATTATTAATAATAGCATCAGGAAATTTTTGCTGGAAATCGGTAATTGTATGTGTCAATTCATGCATTTTTGGTAAAGTCGCCGACGATAAAACCACATTTGGAATAATATTTTCTTTCCAGTTGCGTTTAATAACTTTGTGTAGGTCATGATTTTCATAATCAAGTGTAATAGTGGGTTCATCCCAATAGGTAATAATATCAGATGCGTCGTTAAAGGCAAGCATATAGTACATGGAGGCAATATAAGATCGAATATCACAAATAATAATTTCTACTTTATCGCCGACAGTATTGTCCACTTTTCTAATTTGTCCGCTGCGTCTATCTCTAGTATATTCTTTAGCTGAGAAATAATGTAGACGCACATCTTCCGCAGCTGAACAACCAAATGCAAATGCAATGCGTTTGTTAATTGAAATAGCTGATCTAGCTAATGCAAGCCCAACGTGTCTAGCTGCACAAACAAATATAATTTTATATTTTTCTGATAGACCAAGAGGTGTCAGTGTTTTTCCAGTACCAGTAGGAGCAATATACAAAATGAGTTTGGGTTTAGTAGACCGAACAGCAGTATAAATTTCTTTTTGATGTTCGTATAATGTCAAGTCACTAAATTTCAGAAGCGCACTATTTTTTTCGATATAGTCGGATGAATTGCCTAGAATATGTAGTAAATCAACATCCTGTTCAAAATTCTCAATGAAAGCAGCGACAATGTCCTTGATAAATCGATTAACTTTGTCTACTGAATTTTGTAGTAATTTATTAAGTGTATAATAATAACGCATCCATTGTTTATTGCCTTCTTGTTTAAAGGCAACCATTTTTTCCAAATTGTCAAACAAAACGAATTCGTAAATTGTAGTGCTAGATGGATCAATGCTCTCTGTATCTAACCGTGAAACCCGAATTTGATCGCCACTTTTTAAGCGTACAATAGTAGATGCATTAATATAACATATTTTTTTTGATTGTGAATTGGATGGTTTTGTTGCAGCGTCAACAGATTTTGTTTTTTTTAACAAAGGATCAGCTGTAAATTGAATAAAATCAAATTTATGTTTCTGTACAATTTCTCTTACCTTTTCAGCAAAGAATTTTACATATAGGAATTCTTCAATTTGAGGGCTGTATTCTATCTTTAGAAAAGTAAAGATAGAATTTGTATTGTTTACTTTGATTTGTACATTCGAGAACCCTTTGGTTATCAATTGCAATATATCGATTTCGGAAACGGGTAATTCAATAGACTCCCATTCCGATTTGGTAAGCTTTCTTTGTTTAAGATCCATGATTGGTTGTATACTAGTATGTTGTATTGTAGTCTTTATATATGTTTTATAAATCAATTTTATTTTAAAATTGAAATTTAAAAAATCGATCTAAAAAGAGTTATATACATAGTATACATATCAAGAAGATGGTAAAGAATTATACACTTTTGTCTATTGAGGGAAATATTGGATCGGGAAAAAGTACCCTTCTAAAACAATTAAGAGACTATTATGACAATCATTACACAGTATTGTTTTTGGACGAGCCTGTTTCTGCATGGGAAAAAATAAAAGATGAGGAAGGAAACACAATGTTAAAAAAATTCTATGCAGATCAGCAAAAATATGCTTTCCCTTTTCAGATGATGGCGTATATATCAAGATTAAAAATTTTAAGGGATATGGTAAAAAGTGTGGAAGAAGAGCCCGACAAACACTTTATTATTATTACAGAACGTAGTTTATTCACAGATAAATATGTATTTGCAAAGATGTTATATGATCAAGGCAATATAGAAGATGTATGCTATCAGATTTATTTAACATGGTTTGATGAATTTGCAAAAGATTTCCCAATTATGAACACAGTATATGTGAAAACAGATCCAAAAATTTGTTATGATCGTATACATTTGAGGGCGCGAGAAGGAGAAGAGGTAATTCCGTTGGACTATTTACAGTCATGTCACGAGTATCATGAAGCATTTCTAGATCAGAATAATGGTATAAAAACAAAACTTCTAGTTTTAGATGGAAATGTGGATATTTTTAAAAATAAAAAAAAATTGGATGATTGGTTGGAACGCATCTATTTATTCATTTATAAATGAACTTAAAGGGTTTTAAGTTGTTTTAAAATTAAAATATTTAATAAATAACAAGGTCAGTATATAAATTGTTTACCAAATAAATATAAAATCAATTTTTTATATTTATAATTATGGTTCATGATCAAGATCAAGAAATTCTTTCAGATATTATAGTAGAGTGTCCTCATTGCAAAATACCTGTTCTTATTGAAAAACTTAATTGCCGTATTTTTCGTCATGGTACTATGAAAAGCAACGGTCAACAAATAGATCCACATTCTATAAAAGAATTATGCGATTTTTATATTGAGAAAGACATGATATATGGCTGTGGAAAACCATTTCAAATTATTAGAAATCAATCTAATGAGTTAGTTGCAATTATTTGTGATTATATCTAGTTCTACCTTCCACCTTTGAAAAAGGTGGAGCCAAAGCGATAAGTGAAACGAAAAGCGGAGAGCCAAAAATTCTAGTGAGTTAGTTGCAATTATTTGTGATTATATCTAGTTCCACCTTCCGCCTTTGAAAAGGTCATAAGCGATAAGTGAAACGAAAAGCGGAGAGCCAAACATACATTTTCAAAAGTGAAAATCAACCACTACTGGGTAATGATCCGAGTTCCATTTACCACAATATTCCGAATAACCATGATAAATATATGCGCTAACTATTTTTGCATCTATATTTGGCGTAACCAATATATGATCTATCATCGAATAATCTGTTTTTGAGCTTGTAGCGCAATTATTATCAGAATCCCACCAATCTGAAAATCGTTGCTCTTGATTTATACGATAGGCAATATTTGTTAAATTATAAGATCCCTTTTTTGATCCATCTAAACCTTTCAAAATATCTAATACGCGTGAAGTTGGCTGATTAGAATTTACATCCTTAATCTCCGCATCATAATCATTAAAATCGCCCAACAAAACAATCTCATAACCTTTTGAAATATAACTAACAACCACATTCTGTAAAACTTGGGCTTGAGCCTCTCTTTGTACGCATCTAGATGGATCTGTCGGAATAGCTAATAAATGAGCGCCTATAAATGCAAGATGACTGCTACCTAATAAAAACTCTGTGATATAATGTTTTGATACACCGGTGCTTCCCTTTGAAGTCGTGTTTCCACATTTTGACCCGGATATAGGATATTCCACCTTTTCCTCGCTTCTATAAAGATCAACCAATGGTAATATATTTGACAAGAACCCCACATTTTGACCCGTTCCTGTGTCTGTGCCTTTTTTAAGGTAAGGGGTTAAAACCAATTGTGGGTTCAATTGTTGGTTTAGCAGTTGCAGCTCATCACATCCTTCTACCTCGCAAAAATTAATTATATCTGGTTTCAAATCATTTACTACTTGTGCTACGTAAGATAAATGAGTTTGTGCATCAAAATCATTTTTCCAAGTGCAACCATTTCCAGGGCAATCCATAGGAGCATAATAGTCAATAAAAAGCCATTCTACATTGTACTGTACAAGTCGTAATGTATCTTTTTGTTTATAAGTATTTGTAGCAACCTTGTAGCACTCACTATCGGCACTCGATAGCAACATGTTACTCATAAAAAAACATGCTGCAAACCAGAAAATCAAGTTCATTATATATAATATAGTATATAATAAATTTACATATACTCGTTATTCATTATTATTACTCATTAATATTCTAACAGTGCGATATTTAACATCTGATTTGGTTTAAATTTCAACAAATCTAATTCTTTTTTTGTTGTAGGAAACAACTCTTTTCCATAAATATCTTGTAAAAGTAGCCATTCAAATAAACCTCCATTGTAAACATATATTTGATAAAATCCTAATGATAAAAGCTGTTGATATTTTTTGTGTACGGTTTCATCATTGCAGTTTTTACCGTAAATAATTATCCTTATATTTTTATTTTCCTTTAAATAACGATTAATCAATGTTTCTTCATCCGAAGCCAAAGTAGTATTCACTATCAGACAAGCTTGATCTAAAGGAGGAAGTGTATTAATAATTAAATAGATTTCTGGATTTTTTATCACGGTTTGCATATCTTCAAAATTGATTTTTTTCATCGATTGTGCATTGCCCATAAATTATGTATAATAAATGTTATAATTTATTTTTAAGTGTTTAGATTTAAAAATAAATTATATATAATGTGTTGCATTTTTATCAAATATCCAATGAAACCCATTAGTATGAACTTTTGTAAGAATTCGCTGGCGTAATGCAGGTGGACTAATAGCTGCATCTTTTGCTGCATCGGCAATAGTTTTGAAATGTATTTTTTCTCCAGTAGAACATGCAACTTTTATTACGGGTTGTTCTGCATATTGTTCTTCTTTTGAAATACCTGAATATCTCCATAAGAACCCCCTACAAACTCTTTTTTCTCTGAGGGCAATTCCTACTGCTGTCCCTGTGGTTAATCCTAATGATCTTCCAGCTGCTTCAATACTTTCATATGTATTTATAACTTCACCAGTATCTTTATTTATTTGATCGATAGATCGTTTGGATTTTTTAACTTTGGGTTCTTCTGGATCTTCGTGACAATCATTAATATTATTTTGTTGACTATTTCCTTCTAAAATATTAGACAAATCATCCAAGTTATCACCCTTTTCAACTAACAAATATTCAAGCTTAACTGTATTATCTAAAATCTTTTTAACATTTTCATAACTACCTTGAAACATGTTAGTTCCAATACTTGTAAAGTTTTGTTTTAGTAAAAAAATCATTATTTTTTCGGAAAAGGGATATGTAACTTTTGTAAAATATTTCATTTCTCCTTGAGGATGTAATTCAGATAAATTGTTATTTACATATTCATAATCTTTTTGCCTAACAATCGAACATTTAAACCGCATTGGCTCGATTTCGAATGCATATAAAAAATATCCATATTTGCAAATAGCAAATTGACTAGCTATTTTTTTTTGTGCATCAGTTGTTATATCAGGTTTAAAATTTTGCAGTTCGTTTGTAATTTTTTCCAATTTTATGTCTTTTTCTTTCATATTAGTTTCAAGTTGACGAATAGTCTCCTCTAATTGATTATTTTTTTCTACTAATCGATTATAATTTTCTACATTATATTCATTTTGTTTAATAATTTCTCGAATATATCCATCAATTTTGTCCAATGTAAATTGATCATCATCCAGTGCCAGAATTTCTCTATAATTTTCATCTTTATAATCCGGATTTTCAACCGTTAAAATTCGCATTTGTTTTTTTAGTTGTGGATGTTTTTTAATAGCATTCTCAATCTCAATCTTATTTTTTACTTTAAATGCTGCGACTAGCCGGAAATTCAAAAAATTCTTTTTATGACATTTAATACGCTCAGCCAAATTATTACTCTGACCAAATTTTATTAGTGTTTCATTATGAATTCGCGGAGGTTGGCCCATGCTTTTGTTATCGATCTTTCCATAATAAATGCATTGCGTATTCAATGGAAACTGTTCAATTAGTGTTTTTTCTACTAACAATTCCTTTTCTTTTTCAGATGATTGTTTTTGTTGTTCTAATGTTAATGATTGTTGATCAAGTATTTGTTTCTGTTGTTCTAATTGTTTTTTCAATTCCATACTTTCTTCATTTAAAACATCTTGAATAATTTCTTCCATCTTTAAATAATAATCATGTATTTCATCAGCTTTTTTAGTTCCAGCTTTAAGACACATAGACTTAAATGTTTTTACATTTAACATTATTTTTTCTTTATTATGACCACCATGTTTTAAATCTTGCTTTTGTTGCAACAAAAGCGGTTTAATATAATCTTTATTAATAATAAATTGTTTTTCCAAAAGTGTTTTAGCATTTACTTTTTGTGAAAATCCCATCCACTTCCAAACTTGATCTAAATCAATAACAAAATCATTTGTTGGATGATAATTTAGGTAGCAGTAAAAACTTGATAAAAATAACTGTTGTTCAAATTCACCAAATGCATTCTTAATTTTTACGATTAATTTGTTATTATATTCACCTGATAACTTGGTTATAGGATTTGTCTCGATAAGTTCAACGATGTTTAATGGCTCCATCTTATAAATAATATATAGGTATTGTCTTTATATTATTTTATTTATAATTGCTTTTACTTTTAAAAACAAAAGCAAACAAAAGTGATCAATTAAATTGCACGACAATTTCCACCTTTTCTTTTTTAATGCTCTTAGTAGCCGAAATCGATAGCTCCTCTCGCTTCTTTCTCGTCTTCGAATTGTCAACCACTTGTTCCTTTCGCTTGGATGTACTATTGCGTGCATTCATGTCCTTCTCAATGACATCATAATTGGTCTCAATATATTTAATCACCTGATTTTCTAGAGCCCATTTGAAGAAATTCAATTGGCCAATTGTGGTCTCAATAAATTTTCCAGAAGTGTAAGGAATGCTGATGCGTTCCCAGCGGCAGAACGGATCAAAACGACGTTTGCTGTAAGCTTTCAATTTGAGCTTATAATCATCATATACTTTGAACCGACGCTGAACATTATCATGGGTTTGCTCAATGACATAAAGTGTATAATATTTCTTTGCATAATTGGTCGCAAACCAATCAACAATTCGCAAGGAAATCTTGGATTCGCCAGTAATAATCTTCAACATTTTATCTAAATTGTTGTCAGGATTATAAGAACCATATTCATCATTTGTACTATAAAAATGCATCAAGTTTTTCAATAACAAATCATTTTGCGTAGTATAAATTGTATTATTCATTATTTAAGTTTTCAAAAAACTATTTAAGTAGTTTTATTTGAAAATAAAATTTTCGATTTTACGAAATTTAAAATCTATAACAATATTATATAATGAGTGATTTTCTAAATAATTATTTTGGTCCTTTACCACGCGAGTATTGTGTTTATTTCTATATTTTGTCGATTATTTTTGGTTTTCTTTTTATTTTCAGTGTAATATCGGTTGCCTATTTTATGATTATGCATTCCAATAAAATAAATATGATGTTTATTTTGAATTCATTTTTAGCCATTTTTAATACATTTTTGGCTTATTTAGCAAATCGACTTTTACATACCATGTGTGTTAAAAGCATCTAAATAGATTTACTCAGATATACTATTTCCATTTGTATCCGAATTTGTATTTTTTGTCCGACCTTGTGTGGTATTAATCGGTTTTAAAAACATATCACGTGTTACTATGTCGTTTACGTAACTGGTTTGTAAAAAAGGATTTACGCCTCTTTGCGATACCATTTCACGATCAGCCATTTTCACATCAAGGTCCTCACGTCTAGTACCATGTGCATTTTGATTTCTAGAAAACATGGAATTTGTAATATCAATCATTTCTCCATCTAAGTTTAAAAAGGTGTCATCTGCTAAAGATTGATTGATTGCATTTTTCTGTGTATCATAACTTATGGCTTGGCTAATATCGGTATCTTGTGATTTATTTACTTCTGGTCTGGCACTTTTATAGTAAGGTTCACCCTTGCTCCACTTCCAATAATTCATTATTATAAACAATTTTTAAATAATGAATTTATAAACTTATAAAACTTATAATCCTTCGCGTGTAATTACCAAATTCTTTGTAAACATAAATGCATCCTTGTTAGTTCTCCTTCGTTTTAAGTTACACTCTAAACAAGCAACCACTAGGTTGCCAATATTGTGACCAATATCATTATTAATTCTATCCAACGACCACTGCTTCATTTCTCTTACTCTTTCATATAATATGTAAATGTCCTGTGAACAATAATGACATTTCATGTTGCAATTTTTTAATAATTCAATAACAGTTGTAAACGTAACCAAGTTATCTTCATCTAATTTCTTTTTAAGGATGTCTTGCTGTTTGTAACCGCAAATTTTGTCTTTAATATGACTAATAATCATGGATGAATATTTGGTTTTATCTTTATTAATAATATCGATTTCATTTAATATCTGTAGCTGCATTCCATGACTTAATTCTTCCTCGGTTAATCCCCATGTTTTTGTTTCTACGCGCATTTTTTTCTCTTTTTCATAATTAATTTTTTTTGTATGTTTATTATGTGTTTCATCTAAAATATGTACTTTTTTTATATTGTTATCCATTTATTAGATATCTTTTATATACAATTATCTTTATTATTATTATTATTATTATTATTATTATTATTATTATTGACAAAAATGTGTTAACTAATAGTAATGCCCTATTTTTTATATTATTTTTATTATAAAATATTATAAAAAACTGAGTTAAACTCTATTTGACAATATATAGTATAAATGAATACTAACACAGAACCTTTACAAAGTGATTGTAATGAATTAAAAACACTAAAATACAAAACCATGATATTAAATGGTGTTACATGGCCAGAAACTAAATCTTCTACTGACTTGGTTAATTTGGACAAGTTTCTAGAAAATGAAAAAATAAATAATGCAAGTGAACCATGGTCAAAATTAGATAAAACAGCAAAAATTAAAAAGTTAATGGTGTTTGCAGATGCATACAAAGTAGAAAACAAATTATCTGACGAAGAATATAACAGCCTAATTGCCTTTTTTAAGGATTGTTTGGATAGAAAAAAATTACAAAGGGTTAAAGATGTCACTTATAATAAGGAAACCGGTGAAATAAAAGACATACCTGCACTACATTACAATAAGCCGAATAATCATTTTACTTTGAAAAATCTGGATAAGCGTGTTTCTACACTACGTGGATTAACTCCAAAGAAAAAGGTAGGTACAGCTAAAAATATTAAAGAGGCGGATATTAATTCCGACTCAGATGACTAAACTAACAATAATTCTTAAGTAATAATATAAAAACAATCCATTATATTATTATTAGATATGGCTACAAAAATACCTGACCTTATGACAGAAACACTTATTGATGTAACTGATCAAATCATACCCGAAGAAAACCCTAAATTCTTTAATGATGAAGAATCGTTTGAATTGTACCAAACTTGTATTCATTTAATGGATGAATTTATAAAGGATAATCCAAAGATTATTTCAGAACCGGATTTTGATGATATATTTGACGATAATATTAAAGAATTAATGCAATCCCATTTTGATTACGATGTCTTCTATAATGAAGAAGCAGAAGAGGAAATGGACGAAATTATCGAACAAGCAAAAAGCGATTTTTTTAGGCATAATATGCCTCCACGATCATATCCAGATACTATTATACTTAACCCACCCAATAAGAGTTATATCAAACAACAGTTGGATATTTTGCGTAACAAACCTCAGCCAACACAGCGAACAAAAGAGTGGTATGAATTTCGCCATAATTTAATAACAGCATCAAATGCATACAAGGCTTTCGAAAATCAAAGCACTAAAAATCAGCTAATTTACGAAAAATGTCAACCATTAAATACGTCTTTATATGAAGGTAACGAAGATATTAAAGAGATTGTAATGGTCAATACACATAGCACGTTACACTGGGGACAAAAATATGAACCATTATCTGTGCTAATTTATGAATTCACCTACAATACGAAGGTAGAAGATTTCGGTTGTATCCAACATGACACCTACTTGTTTGTAGGCGCATCCCCAGACGGCATCAACGTGGATCCATCGTCGTCGAGATATGGTCGAATGTTAGAGATAAAAAACATAGTTAATCGTGAAATTGATGGAATTCCAAAAAAGGAGTATTGGATACAAATGCAGATGCAAATGGAGGTATGTGAATTAGATGAATGCGATTTCTTAGAGACTAAGTTCATAGAATATCCGGATAGACATGCATTTAATGCTGACTGCAATGAATTAGATCATGAAGATGATGAAGGAAACGAATTTACAAACGTTTGTCTATCAAAAGACGATAAAATGAAGGGTGAGATCATTTATTTTCATGGTAAAGAAGGTAAACCTGTTTATAAGTATAAACCTCTGGATTACATTCATCCATCTGATATTGATAAATGGGAAGAAGACACAATCAATTGTTATCAATCAGAACCATATAATTATACATTTATGAAAATCATATACTGGAAACTAGAATGCATGAGTTGTGTTTTGGTTGTAAGAAATAAACAGTGGTTTCAAAACAATATACAGGAATTGGAGGAATTGTGGAATATAATAGAAAAAGAGAGAGTGAGCGGTTATGAACACAGGGCACCCAATCGAAGACCCCGAACTTTTTCGGAGGGAAATGTTAATACAAACGCAGGTACTACAGGTTGTCTTTTAAAATTTAATAAAGAAAGTGGTAAAATTACTGTTGTAAAAATAGATGAAGTATAAATACAAATATAGTAGTAATAATATAATCTAGTATAATATATTTTCATTAGTAGGAATAGAATAATATAACATGTTTGGTTCAGTCCTAAAATAGCCTACTCGTGCGCCGGGTCCTTCTTGAGCAGGAGGTAGAGGATATACTTCATTGGTTTTATTCAAGTTTTTTTTATGATAAACAGCTCCACAAAAGTCAGCACGTATGCATGTACCTTCATCAGGGTTGCGCCAATATTTTAAATTGTTAGTTAATTGCTTGTAAGAGCCAGCAGGAAAAATAGGATAATACCACCAGATATCATTATAATTATCTGTTGATGTTAAATTCTTTCCGATTTGAGGATAGTCATTTAAAATGGCTTGATCAACAGATGTCGGATATTTTCCTTCCAATGGTATTTTTACATAATCGCGAAACCCTTCTAGTTTAGGAATAAAAGGGGCTAAATATAGACCTAATCCTAATACTAATAATAAAAATATAATACTTTGTAGTAAAGTCTTGTTCATTATATAATATAGATTTATAAAATATAAAATATAAAAATATACTTTTTATAAATTGACTTAAAATCAAACTAACATATTTACATATAATAAGATGGAGACAACTGTTATGCGTGTTTTAAAAAGGAGTGGTGAATTAGAAGAAATTGCATTTGACAAAATCTTGAATAGAATAAAGAAATTGGGCCAGGAAGCATCTATTAATATCAATTATCAACAATTAGTTATGAAAGTAATTGATCAGTTATATGATAAGATATCCACAACAAAAATAGATGAATTGGCTGCGGAACAATGTGCTGCATTATCTACCTTACATCCTGATTATGGTACACTCGCATCAAGAATTGTTATTTCAAATCATCAGAAGAATACTGATCCATCATTCTACAATGTTATGTGTCAATTATACAATTTTATTGATGTACATGGTAATCCCAACCCGCTATTATCTGATACTTTTTATAAATTTGTTAGTAAATATGGAAAGAAATTAGATGATATGATCGTTTCTGATAGGGATTACTTGATTGATTACTTTGGATTTAAAACATTAGAGCGAGCATATTTATTCAGAAATGGAGATAAAATAGTCGAAAGACCGCAACATATGTGGATGCGTGTTGCAGTTTGTCTACATGGGTATGAACTAAATGGCGATAATGATATATGTTTACAGTTAATTAAGGAAACATATGATTTGATGTCTCAAAAATATTTTACTCATGCTACACCAACTTTATTTAATGCTGGTACGCCTCGTCCCCAAATGAGTTCTTGTTATTTAGTCGCAATGGAAGATGATAGTATTGACGGTATTTTCAATACACTCAAGGATTGCGCACACATTTCTAAATGGGCGGGTGGTATTGGTCTACATATCCATAACATACGAGCAAAGGGAAGTCATATTCAAGGAACAAATGGTACATCTAATGGAATTGTACCAATGTTACGTGTTTTCAATAATACGGCTCGCTATGTAGATCAAGGAGGCAAT